CGGACCCTCGCGGGCAGCGGCACCGCCACCTGGCGCGTCGCCCAGCAGACCGCCTGCGACACCAGCCGCCTCATCCAGGGCGCCACCTACACCCTGCTCGTGCGAATGCGGTGCGCCGGATGGCCCGCCGCTACGGTCGTGCTGGCACTAGCCGACGGCCCCCACCGCACCGTCGTCATGCCCGACCGCGCCAGCGCCGTCGGCGTCGACTGGACCGATGTGCGGTTCACGTTCACCGCCGCTACCAGCGCCATAGCAAACACCGGCCTCTACATCGCTCTACCCCCGGCCGCGCCCACCGGGGCCGACGGGGTGTTCGACCTCGCCTGGTGGGGTGTGGTCACCGGCGCCTACACCGGCGATTTCTTCGACGGCGGCACCCCCGACTCGCTGACCGCAGGCGTCTACGACTGGACCGGCGCGGCCAACGCCTCCGCCTCCACCCAAAGCCCGGCGCAGCTCCGCGGCCAGTCCTCGATCGCCTGCACCTGGCAACCCCGCAGATGGCTGGTGATCTAACCTGTGCGACTGTCCGACATCACCGTGGAAGTCCGCGACCGCAGCCTCACCCGGCTGGGGTTGATCCGGCCCGAAGACCTCGACCTGACCATCGACGAGGCACACAACAACGTCGGCACCTGGACGGTGAAACTCCCCACCGAACACCCCCTCGCAGTAGCGCTACGGCAGCCTGGAGCGGGCATCATCGTCACCGGACCGACCGGGGTCCTGATGTCCGGGCCGACCATCAAACCCGAGCTGGCCGCGAGCGTCGCCGATCCCGCCGGCACGGTCACCGTGGAGGGCGTCACCGACTCGGTCCTGCTCGCGGACGCCCTGGCCTACCCGCAGCCCGGCAACGGCGACCCGGAAACCCAAACCCTGGCCCACGACACCCGCACCGGCCCGGTCGAAACCCTGCTGCACGCGTTCGTGAACGCGAACATCGGCCCGGCCGCCCCGCCCGTCAGGCGTGGCGCCGGACTGCCGGGCGCGCTGACGATGGGCGCCAACCTGGGACGAGGGCCGGTCACCACCAAGAGCGCCCGCTTCGCGGTCCTCGGGAACCTGCTCGCCGAGCTGGCCAGCGTCGCCGACCTCGGATTCCGGATCGTGCAACGCGGCGACGTGCTGGTCTTCGAGACCTATCCCGTGCACGACCACACCGCAGACGTCCGCCTGGACATCTACAACAACACACTGTCCAGCCACCGCACCGCCCTCGCCGCGCCGGGAGCCACCCAGGTCATCGTCGCCGGGCAACAAGAAGGCGTGGACCGGCAATTCCTGCACCTGAGCACCGCGGACTCCACCACGGCGCAACAGCAGTGGGGCCGGCGCATCGAACGGTTCGTGGACCAGCGCAACACCAGCGACGTCGCCGAGCTGACCCAAGCCGGCATGGAAGTCCTCACCCAGCAAGGTGTTACCGCGATTGCGGTGCAGGCCCGGCCGATGGACGACACGACCATGACGTTCGGCACCGACTGGGGCCTCGGTGACCGCGTCGCCGTCGTGGTCGCCGGTCAAGAACTCGCCGCGACTGTCACCGGCTATGCGGTGAAGACCGACGCGGACGGGTTCCGCCTCGGCGCGCTGATCGGCGACCCCACCGCCTTGAATCCCGGTGCCGCCACCGCTCGCGCGGCGGCCACTGTGGAAACCCGGGTCGCCGCCCTGGAACGCACCACCCCGGCGACGGCAAGCGACTGGCGGTACGCCGTCACCTACCTTGAGCCCTACGTCGGATACGACGACGAGGGGCCGCGGTACAGCGTCGCCGGCAACGAGGTCCGGCTACGCGGCTACTTCTGGTTCGCCGACGACGCCCCGCAGCCGCAGCCGGGCGGGAGCCGCTTCATCTACCTCGCCAGCCTGCCACCCGCGCTGACTCCAGCCGAGATCCAGAACTTCCCGGTTGCCTGCGGCGGACCCAACTACGTCGCACAAATCGAGGTCGGGACCGGCTGGCTCGGCATCTACCTGCTACCCGGCGGCCTACCCGGATGGGTAGCCATCGACGGAATTCGCTACCTGCTCACCTGAACCGACTGTCGCGCGAGGAGGCGTATCCCGCCCGTGGCCTTGACCGCCTACCCCTTCGATGACCAAGACACCACCGAAACCGAATACAGCCGCCTGTTCCGCGAGTTGCAGGATTCCGGTGTCGCCGACTCCAACGGCGGACCGGGGTTCGCGGTGTCCGCGAACGCGTCCGCAATGACCGTCCGCGTGCAGGCGGGCTTCGCGATCGTGCGTGGGCACGCCGTGTTGTCCACCGGCGTCGAAACCGTGCTTATCCCCGCCGCCGACCCGGCCGCGCGGATCGACCGGGTTGTGCTGCGCTTGGATCCGTCGCTCGACTCGATCGTCCTGGCCGTGGTGAAGGGCACCCCCAGCGGCGGTGTCCCGGCGCTGACGCAGACCGACACCGGCGTGTACGAACTCGGCCTGGCCCGCGTCACGGTGGATCCGTCGGTCGGATCCATCTCCGCGGACAAGGTGTTCGACGAGCGCCCGTTCGTGGGTTCACGGGTCGGCGCCTGGACCACCGCTACCCGCCCAGTGAATCCACGCCTGGCTCAGCTTGGATTCAACACCAGCCTGCTGAGCTGGGAATACTGGACCGGCACCGGCTGGACTGGCATCGCCCCCACGGTCGAGTGGACCAGCGTCGCGGGTAAGCCGGCCGCGTTCACGCCGGTACCGCATCAGCACGACTGGAACGCCGAGGTGACCGGGAAACCGGGCACGTTCCCGCCCACCGGGCATCCGCACAACGCCGCGGACCTCGACAACGGCACCGTCGCGTTCGCCCGACTCCCCACCGGCACCGGCTCCGCGCAGGTCGCCGCCGGCAACCACGCCCACGCCTGGGGTGCGATCACCGGCAAGCCGGGTACCTTTCCGCCGTCCAGCCATTCACACGCGGCACCGACCACGGTGTCTCGCGCGAACGGTTCCGACCGGGTCCACGGCAACAGCCCCGCCGGGTCCGGCTGGTACTCCGTCTGGGTCGACGGCAACCACAACTTCTGCCACAACACCAGCTCGATCCGGTACAAGCGCAACGTACGTGACGCCGCACTGGACCCGAACGCGGTCCTGGCGTTGCAGCCACGCGTTTACGACCGGCGCGACACCACCGACGACGGCGTCACCACCCCCGGCCGCACCGACGAATTCGGCCTCATCGCCGAAGAAGTCGCCGAACACCTGCCGCAGCTCGTCATCCACGACGAACACGGCCAGATCGACGCGTTGCGCTACGACCTGCTCGCGGTCGCGATGATCCCGCTGCTACGCCGCCAACAGGACCGCATCGCCGACCTGGAGCGCCGGCTCGACCAACTGATCGAAGACCTCGCCCCGTGCGTCGCGCCATGGGACGACTCCGAATGATCGCCGGTGTCGAGCCGTCCGTGCAGGTCGCGATCATCACCGGCATCTGCACCGTGCTGGTCGCGCTGATCGGCGTCGCGGTCGAGCTGCTACGCCGCCAACACAAAGCCCTCGGCGCGGTCGCACACCAAGTGCAGAACACCCACGGCACCAACCTGCGCGACGACGTCGACACCCTGCTGCACGGGGTCGATCAGCTCCTCAACGGCCAAGCCCACCACGACGAACTGCTGCGCGAGCACGCCGCCGACATCGGCGGCCTACGCGAGGAACTACGCCATGAACGCGCCGAACGCCTCGACGTGGAGCGACGCCTCGACGCTCGCCTGAACGACACCTGACCACCAAACCCGAGCACTACCCGAAGGCCCCGCCACCCCATCCCGGGAGGCGGGGCCTTCGTCATGCCCACCTCCAGGAGGAACACCCGTGGCCAAGAGCCAGAACGGCTGGACCGCAGGAACACCCGCCGCGATCGGCGGACTCGACACCAGCTACGTGCCGGGCACCAAGGTCCGGCTCCCGCAGGGCGTACGACGCGGCGACGTCGCCACCGTCCTGCTGTACGTAGCAGCCCAGTTCCACCAGCACGTTGAGGCGCTGCACGCCGGCTGGTGCTGGGGTTACGCTTACCGCAAGATCGAAGGCTCGACCGCGCTGAGCAACCACGCGTCCGGCACCGCGATCGACCTCAACGCCCCGAACCACCCGATGGGCCGCAAGGGCACCTTCTCCGCGGCCAAGGTGACAGCGATCCGCAAGATCCTCTCCTTCTGCGAGGGCGTGGTGCGGTGGGGCGGCGACTACGCCAGCCGCAAGGACGAGATGCACTTCGAGATCGTCAAGAGCGCCGCCGAGGTGACCCGGATCGCGAAGAAGATCCGCGCCGCGCAAGCCCCCAAGCCGCCCGCGCCGAAGCCGCCGGCCAAGCCGGCGACCGGGTTGAAGCTCGACGGGATGCTCAGCTCGGCCACGATCCGCCGCTGGCAGCAGATCATGGGTACCCCGGTCGACGGGCGTATCACCGAGCCGTCCGACCTGGTCAAGGCGGTGCAGCGGCGCCTCAACGCCCACGGAGCCCGCCTGTCGGTGGACGGCCGCGGTATCCGCCAGGACGGCCGCACCTACCAGACAGTCCGCGCGCTTCAGCGTTACCTCGGCGTCACCGCCACCGGCGCGCTGACCCACGGCAAGTCCTCACCCACCATCGTCGCGCTTCAGCGGCGGCTCAACACCGGAAAGTTCTGACCTTTCCCCCCAAGAAGCAGGAGGCCAGTACCTCGTGAACCCGACCACCGACCGTCGTCGGCGCGCCATCCGCACCGCCGTGCAGACCCTCGTCTCCGCGGCCGGCGTGCTGCTCGTCGTCATCCCGGTCATCCTCCAGACGGCCAGCGAAAACCTGTCCGCGCAGCAGTACGGCGCGCTCGCCGGCATCGCAGCTGCCGTCACCGCCGGGGCCACCCTCGTCACGCGGATCATGGCGCTGCCCGCCGTGACCGGCTTCATCGACACCTACCTGCCGTGGCTGTCGGCCGGTGAGCTGCCGCCGCACACCACCGACGATACTGACCAGGGCTAAGGGAGTAAGCATCGACCGGCGTCCCCTATCGGATATCCAGCAGGGGGCGCCGATCGATGCGCTATCAGGTCTTTCGACCCGGGTCACCGCTTCGTCTGCAATCACCCCGGATGATCACGCTACGTGACCTTGGTGGCGTCTGAGCACATTGGACGACCAACAAATCCCTCCGGGCGTCGTAACGTCGAGCTAGCGGAGCGTGTACGCCAGCTCAGCCCTCACTTAGGATTGATTTAAGTGAATAGTCTCGATGTCCTTCGAGCCAATGCAGTATCCGGAAGATAACCTTCCGGCGGCTTGACCCCGTCGCGGAGCGTCGGGTTAAATTACACATTGAGCACGGGGTGAGGTGGATCACTTAAGCGCATAATGCAAGGGGTGCACGTATGGTCGCGCGGACAAAAATCCAGGACGAACGGGAGGTCCTTCGTTGGTTCGAGGAGGGCCGAACCTATACGTGGATGGTCCAGCAGTACCGCGACAAGTACAACATCGAGACCACCCCGAGCATGTGGAGCGAGTTCCGCAGCCGTCATGGTCTGAACCGGCGGATATCGCAAGACGACAGTCTTCTGCCGTGGCGCCTGGAGCCGCAGCACCGTTGGCAGTACCCGGCGGTGATGCTGCGGGCGGAGGCCCGGCGCCGTGAGGGCAAGGAGCTTCCGCGCGAGGATCTGGGTCGCTTGAACAGTTGGTTGGCCAGGCTTGAGCGCGAGGACGTGGTGATCGCCTACGACCCCCAGACGGTTGAGGGCTTCGCGGAGGTGCCACGCCGAGCCGATGACGTGGACATAGTCCGCGCCCCTGTCACGGTCGGCGGCAAACCGAAACGCGGCGACGTACGCGGCGAATCAAGAGGCGCTTGACCGTTTCGGGGCCGTCGAGTGAAGCTGGATGGTCACATCAGCTGAACGGCCGATGAACCATCGTCTTTTGGTCAGCACTGCTCGGCTCCACGCTTAAGGGGCGGCGGGACGTGGGTTCGGGTCGCTACTGTGGGCGGTCTTGAACCTACCGTGATCGACATGGTTTCACGATGATCTGAGACCCAAATGTGGGACCTTGCGCAAGCATCTGCTCGCGTGGGGTCCATTGTGTTTTCTGACGCCAGCGCACCCCATCGATCTTGTCCTGGATGTGACGCTCGGGTTTCTGCGCCGCTGTCCATACCGGAGGTGTATCACCAGGTATGTGCCCCGCCGATTCGCCGCCTGCTACCTCGTACGCCGCCCCTGAGGGCGATCCTGCACTGGTCCGGCTGGTGGTCGACCCCGAAACGTTCAACTACTACATCGAAGCGCCGCCGCGCCATTCGGCGGCGGCCGTCACCCATGTGCTAGCGGTGGCTCGCGGCCGTGGCCTGAAGCCGATCGACTTCGATCGAGACGACGACAAGACCAACGACCGCGCAGTCAAAGATGGCCGGCCGATTCGGATCTGGCTCGAACCCACCGACCGCGCTCTAGCGAGCTGGAACATCCTCTAGAGCGAGGGGGTCGGCCGTCCACCCCGATCTGGAGGTGAAGGATCTGGCCCCAAGACTCCTGCTGCCGAGTCACGCCGACCTGGCCGACTCGGGTAGCGCTGGCGCCGACGTGCCCCGCGACCGGCACGACCGGCCCCTCATCCACGTTCCCGGCCGCGACAAACCCGTTCCTTATACCCGGTGTACGACCTTCGTGGACTGCATCGAGGACAAGACCGCCCTGGCTACCTGGGGCAAACGTATGGTGCTGGTCGGCGCAGCACGCGACGCCCGCATCACCGCCCGAGCGGGCCTCCTCGACCCGGACATTCCCGGCGACAAGCAGACCCTCAACCGGCTCGCCGCCACGGCGGCCAGCATCGCCGGAGCCGACACCAAACGCGAGCGCGGCACCCACCTGCACGCACTCAGCGAACACCTCGACCGGGGCGAACCGCTGCCGGCCACGAAACTGGCCGACGTCGCCGACCTTGGCGCCTACCTGACAGCGACACTGCATCTCGACGTCCTGGAGATCGAACGTCTCGTCGTTGTGGACGGCCTCACCGTCGCCGGCACCCCGGACCGCATCTGCCACTACGAAGGCCCCGGACCCGACGGTGAGCCGTTCGCCGGCAACCTCATCGTGGATCTGAAAACCGGCTCAGTCGACCGGGGTGCCCTGAAGATGGCCATGCAACTGGCCGTCTACTCCCGAGGCCGGTTCTACGATCACCGCACCCGAACCCGGTCACCGCTACCCGATGTCGACCAGCGATGGGGCCTCATCATCCACCTACCAGCCGGAACCGCGCAGTGCACCGTCTACTGGATCGACCTCACCGCGGGCTGGAACGCGGCCCTGACCGCCGAACGCGTCCGCGAACTACGCCGCATCCGCACCGGCACCCTGCTGCGACCATTCCACCCGCCGGTGTGATGAGAGTTACACCGTCCAGCTATCCACGACCGTCAACGACCATCAACGACTGTCACCCAATCAATAGGTGACAACTGGTGACAACGCCTTGAGCCCTGTCAGGACGGTGCGCCAGACCTCTAAAGTGTAATTGGATGCAAGCTTCACCCACTGAGAGGAGGTGAGCGGTGAACACCCAGATCTCCCGTGGCGTCACGGTGACGATCAAGTACGGCCGCGGCTACGAATCGCCCTGGGCGGTGTTCCACGGCCAGCCCGACGAGGTCCGCGCCGACCTCACCGCGTTCTTCGGCCTCAGCGCCGAGGCGGTTGCTGGCCTGACCCTGTCGGACATCGTCGTCAACGCCACCACGCAAGCGCACGCCGTCGCCACGATCGCCACCGGACTGGGCGGCGCCACCGTCATCGAGTCGCGTCCAGATCCGAGTACCAAGCCGGTCACCGACACCGCGTCCACGGCAGACCCGTGGACCCAGGCGTCGGCACCGCAGCCTGCCCAGCCCAGCAAGCCGGCCGAAAACCCGCTGCTGGCCCGCATCGCGCGGGCGAGTGACGTGCCGAGCCTGCAACGCATCTGGGCCGACGACCCGACCGCGTTCACCGACCCCGCCGTCATGCAGGCGTGGAAGGCCCGGGGCCGCGTCCTGACGCAAACCACCTAACTCCGTCTACCCCAACGTGTAATTTGCATCAAGATCGAGGGAGATCACTGCACAGTGAGTGTTGAGCTGGCCCGTCCGTCCGCCTACACCGGCGGCGAATTCTTCAAGCCCGCCGACCACATGAACGACATTGCCCTGCTGGTCGAGCCGAAGCGCATCGACCGCGGCGTGGAGAACACCTACAACGACAAGACGACGCTGCGCGACGAGGTATACGCCGACATCACGGTGTTCGCCACGTCCGAGGCGGTCGAGACCCGCCGGCCGACCACAGTGTTGGAAAACGCTCGCGTGGTGCACGGCATGCTGACCGATCTGCTCGCGCAGATCTTGGGTTCCGCGATGGTCGCGATCGTCCGCAAGATCCCGACCCGCAAGGGCCAGGGCTACGCGTTCCGTGACGTCGACCCCGACATCGAGGCCGCGGTGACCGCGTACCTCGACGGCCGCGAACGGGCGGTGGCCGCCGCCATCTCGTCCGGCGACATGCCGTCGTTCAACTGAGGCCGGAGGCGTAGCAGAGGTGTTGACACCACGCAGGTCACTCGCCCTGCACGCCGAGTCCGGCCGTCCGCTTCCTCAGGTGCCGGCATTCGCTGCGCTGTACGCGCGGGGATGCCGGCCCCGGCACGGCGAGGTCGTGATGATCGCCGGCCGCAGCGGCACCCAGAAGTCCGGCTTTGCGCTGTTCTGGGTCGCGTCGATGAACCTGCCCACCTTGTATTTCTCGGCCGACATGTCGCCGTTCACCGCGTCGTCACGGCTCGCGTCGATGGCGACGGGGGAGAGCACCGAACAGGTCGAAGCGGGGATGAAACGCAACAGCGTCTCCCG